CAGTGCTTTATCACATCAAGGTGAATCTCCATACCCTCGTAATTTTACGACGGATTATTGGGAAGGCTATGTAAGTCAAAGTGTTGTTACACTAGACGATTTTGGCCAACAGCGAGATGTAGCTGGAAAAGATCGCTCAGAATATGCAGAGTTTATCAGTATGGTAACTACTGCTCCATATATGCTAAATATGGCAACTTTAGAGAATAAAGCTAAAACCTATTTTAAGGCCAAATACGTGATTGCTACTAGTAATTTACGAGCTTTTATCTTGAATTCTATTGTTGATTCTGGTGCGGTCGTTAGACGATTCGAATCTAACGTATTCAGAGTCGTTCCCAGAGATTGGGAAAAATCGAATAAAGACCGAGATTCCTTTTTACGGGGACCTGACTGGTCAAAGTTCGATGTGGATGAGACTGGCGTTGCAGATCTCTCACTTAATGATTTTGATTTCATTCAATATGATCTTAGGAGAAAGGATGAAATTGGACGCTTCACATTTGAAGAATTAGTAACGCATCTCAAACGCCAACAATCTAAGAAAGAATCAATTTACGAAAAAGAAATGGAAATTCGTAAAATGATTTCTTTGAATGTTTGTCGCGATAATTGTGACGTTTCAGACACGAACAGCGAATCATCGTCCTTGGACGATATTTTAATGACGTGTGAAAACGCCCCAGAAATAGCTGTCAAGCATGACGGAGATGACACTCAGTACAAACGTCTTAAGGAGTTCTGGAGAACTAATTTTGACACAGTTTGTGAGTTTTATCGCGATCATCACAACGTGCCAGTAGACTATGCTAAAGCCTTCGGGAAAGCAACTAAAAACCTCAGTGCAGACGTAATGAAGCGCCTGTGTTTTGGTAAGCCTACTATGGCCGATATAAATGCTTTTCTCAGATTAGATTTTATATATCTTAAACTGAAAGAAACATTTAGTTGTGATCTGTCAGGTACTATTAAACAGTACCTTGACGAGACCGATCCTATATTCAGTAGGGCTAACACTTGGAAAATAGTGGGAGCCACAACTATTGGAATGATAGGTGGTCTTATCTCCATATGGGAGAGTGTCGATCCAGAGTGTCAGGGAGCGTATAATAAACCTATACCTACCAACAAAGCCAAGGTGAACATCACTCCTCATAAAGAGGCTGCTATTATGCAGGCTCATGACATAGCCGATGAAAACGGAAAGAAAGTTTATGGTAGCTTGTTCGGAAGAAATCTTTACTATATAGTAGGAGATGAATCCAAATTTTGCAACTATGCCCTTTTCTTATGCCTTAGATGGGCTATATTCCCTATACACTGGATAAATGTTCAGGCACGACTACTTGAAGAATCAGAAGATTATGGT